TGTCCACAGGATTCTCACCGATCCACCCGTTCGAGACGGCGTAGTCAAAGATGCCCTTGAGGACGACTTTCATGATATTGCGGATGCTCCTCGCGCTCAGCGGCTTCGAATCACGCCCGTCCGGCAACGCGGCCGGATAACCACCGTCCATGAGCTGCCCGACCCACTCCTGCAGCATGTCAGGGCGCAGCTCCCGCAACGTCATGCCACCCCATTTGGGCAGGATGTACAGGCGCAGCTCCCTCGCATACCGGCCTGCGGTGCCGGGTTTCAGATCAACCTTCGACGCGAGCCATTCGCCGGCCACATCATCCAGGACACGAAGCTCCTGACGAGGATCGCGGTAACGTCCTCGCCTGATGTCGTCCTCCATGGCCGCGGCATATTCCTGCGCTTCGGCGAGCCTGGCGAACTGCTTCACCCTCTGCACACGTCTACCGTCCTTGACGATGGTCCAATGACAACGCCAGCGCATCCCGACTCCATAACGGCTTTTACGCCACTTCTCAGGCACATTGGCCTTCATCGGATCGCGTGAGTTAGCCAAAGAGCGTTTGGCCGCGCGACTCGGCGGATTGCCATCATCGTCATTCTTGAGCCACAGATCATCAATGGTCACTTTCATGGCGCTTCTTCCCACATGTTTTTCACCCCGGCGCTCGCGGTATGCGGGTGGCCGGGGTCATTTTTTATAAGGAATCCGAAGGGGTATAAGGCTCTATAAGCACGTATAAAGGCGTATAACTATTGCATGCACACGCCGGAATCATGAAGCAGCTGCCGGTAGTCCATCAGCACCTGCACCGTCACGCCCAATTCGACCGCCATCGGCCACGCCTCGCCCCCGTAGATCTCCTCGGCTATGCCGTAATCCACCGGACTGATCAACGCCAGCGCGGTCTCCCTGCGGCAACGGCGCTCGCATTTGATTCCGTATTGGCTGCCACAGCCGGGGTCGTGGTGTCTGGCATGGATGAGCTCGTGGCACAAGGTGCAGCGGCGTTGGAATCCGGCCAGCCGTTCGTCGATGATGATGAGGCGGAGCGGATCGTAGTAGAGTCCGCACCTGTCTCCGGCCAGCCGGCGTTCCTCCACTCGCACGCCCAGTGTCTTCGACCAGGACGTCAATGTGGCGTCGTTCACTGCTTGGCGGTCTTCACCACTGTGGTGGTGCCCATCGCGGTGGTCTCCCAGCTGACGCCGTCCGCCTTGGTGTAGGTGAAGTCCTTGGTGGCGTCCTGCGAGCCGAGCAGGGACGCCTGCATCGCCGCGGTGTCTCCCTGGCTCGTCCATTTCCAGTCGCCGGCCTTGTCGGGTGCGCTGTAGGAGCCCTTCCAGTACAGGCTCTTCGTATCGCCGTTGTCGCTGACCCACTGGACGGTGATCGTGTCGGCCGTTATCTCGGCTTCCATCCAGGAATCCGTGCTGCCGGAGTTGGTCTGCTTCCATGTGCCGGTCAGATCCGCAGGCTGTTCTACCGGCTTCTTCTCTGCCGGCTTCTTCGTCGTCTGCGATTGGCTCGTGCTGCCGGCGTCGGCGGTTTTGGCGTCACTGGCGTTGCCGCATGCGCCAAGCCCGAGAATGAGCAGACCGGCGACGGCCGTTGCGATTGTCTTCCTGTACATGGTTTCCTTCTTTCCCTAGTTGATTTGCATCAAAAAAATCTAGTCTCTTGGCGTCTCCGCCTCAAGCATCTTGTTCGGATCGTCATTGGCGGCAGTGACGTAATCCTCCGGATGCGCGGCGATGCGATCCACCAGGTCATCGGTGATCTTTTGGCGCTCGCGGGCCTCGTAGGCGCGGGCGGCCTCGCTGGAGATTGACCCACAGGCTGCCGCGACCAGTGAAAGAGCGTCCGGAAGCCCAAAGAGTGGAGCGAGTCTGTCTAACTCGCTAATTGCCCAACTTCTTTTACCGAGTACTCGGTCGCTGACATAACCTTTTGATCGTCCTTCAAGAGCCTTGGAGAGGTCGGCCTGGGTAATGCCATTGGCTTCCATTGCTTGGCTGATATATTTGCAAATCACCAGATCGGTGCGTGTTGTGCTGCTATCCATAGCGATGACTGTATTCGAATTTTCGGGAAGTTACATCTTTACACCGTTCGGCGTGTCGAATTTGCCATACCGAATATTCGGGAGTACATTGAAAGCATGCTCACCGAATATCCGGTAAACGTCGAACAAAGTCCCGAATATTCGGGGAATGGAGGTGATGTGACAAGCAATGAATACGTGACACAGGCAATAAAAGTCAGGATGGCTCGACTTGGAATCACTCAATCCGACGTCGCCGACGCAGTTGGAATCAATCGGGTCGTCATGAATCGATACATGCGCAATCAACGGGAATGGCCGATTCGCGTTCTCGACAAGATTGCTCCGGCATTGAAATGGCAAGACGGTCTTGACATCTTCATTGCAGCAAATTCAGAAGAAAAAGAACCGCAATCGGCGCTCGCCAAATCATGAATCGAAAGGAGAATCCGAAATGAGCATCAACATTCCGGCCGAGACACCGGATGAATCCACGAACCCGATTTCCGTTGAGGAGTTCGAACGCCTGCACCCGGCGATGCTTGGCGCGATAAGGAAAGCCGTCCGCGAGGAATTGGAACTCTCTCGCGCGGACGGCCCAACGTCAGCTGATGTTCAGCGCACGTTTGATCTTCAACTGGTCGTTCCGGATGCACCGCTGGTATTCGGCGATGCCCTGCACGGCATCGGCCAGCGACACGATGGCCTGCTGAATGTTTCCGGATTGTGCGTGGGCCTTCGCGTCATTGGCGGAATTCACTGGATCGCGTTGCATGTTATCACCGCCCTTCTTTGCGCGGGTCTGCTCATTCTCCCACTCGGCAGGAAGGCCCTCAAACGAAACACGTCGGAAAAGCAATCGGCGCTTACCAACGCATGAAAGGAGCGGGTGCGTGATGAATGACAAAGAGGTGTTCGCCGCATTGGCGGCGGCGTTGAAGCCGATGAACACGACGAAGGACATCGCGGACAACTGCGGCATCAAGGAAGGCACCCTGGCGTACTGGCGTAGCGCGGGCATCGGCCCGAAGTTCGTGAAGGTGGGACGGATCGTCATGTATCCGAAGGAGCAGATGATCGCCTACTTCAAGGAACACCTCTACCAGAGCACATGTGAATACGAGGGAAAGGAGTCGGCATGAAAACGATTCGCAAGGCCTGCGTGCAGGCGGTGTTCGACGAGTTCGAGACACGGGGCGAACTGGTCCACGCGTTCGCGGATGGGGATGCTAAGGCCATGAGGCCTCTCGGCCACATCGTCGGCTACGTCGACCTTGACGTCACCGGAATCGTGGATCTCATCGTCGACACGATCAACAAGGAGCTGTGATGGCACTCAGGAGAATCGACGTGGAAACGCTGCTGACGCCACCCGAACCGCCGAAGGCGAGCATCGTCATGCTTGGCATGAGCGGATACGCGGTTCGCATCAGTCCGAAAGGCGGGGCCCAACTCGTGGAACTCCTGCCCGACGGCGCCTGCACGCTCGCATCCATCACCGCGGGCGAGCTTGAGACATTCGACTACCAACTCCACAACGAAACGGGAGGCACCAGATGACCGACAACGATTTCCGTATCGAGGACCGGAAGGAACGCGAGGCGAAACGGCCGAACTATCCGCTGCGCAGGGTCAAGTTCCTGCTCGCGGTCGTCGGCCTCGTCGCCAGCGTGACGCTCATGCTCACCTGGCATGGCGGTAGCCTTGTGGGCGCGCTTGTGGTCGAGGGCGTGTATCTCGCCACCGCGTTGTGGCTGGTGGTGCGGTTCGCGTCCAGGGACGACGGCATGGAGGAGGACAGTGATGCCTAGCGGCGCGACCAGCCTCCAACTGCACGCGAAGTACGCTCCGGTCAACCGTGGCAGCATCCGCTACGGCGCATCCCGAAGCCACGGCCACCACACTTCGCCGAAGACATGGAGCCAGGAGACCGGCATCGACCTCGACCGGCTCATCCACGACGAACGCGAGTACATCACGCGGATGAGACGCCGCACCCGGCGTGACATCGACGTGAAGCCACGCATCCAACGCGTGTACGAGACGACCGTCGCACTGCAGATGGAAGGGGTGACGCCCAGCAGCCACAAGGTGGCCTCACGGCTCAACATCCCCCGGAGCACCGTGATAGGCGACGTGCACAGGCTCGCCGGCATGGGATTGCTCGTCAACGCGCGGACCCGACGCGGAGGCTTCCTCGCCACCGGCAGAACACCCGATTGGAGTGACCTGGATTGAGTCTCGAAACATTAAGCCTGCCGGAATGGCCAATGGTGTGCGAACTCACCGTGTCGGGAGACCCGCAGTCGAAAGGCCGTCCACGCGTCTACCAGGGACACGGCATCACCCCGGCGAAAACCCGGGAGGCCGAGAACCGCGTGTACTCGGAATGGCGCAACCAGTATCCCCGCCTGCCACCCTACGAAGGGCCAGTCTGCCTGACGCTCACATTCTGGACGGCCACACGGCGCGGACGCGACTGGGACAATCTGGCGAAACTGTTCACCGACGCGTTGAACGGCGTCGCCTACATGGACGACCGGCAGATCATCGAAGCCAGCGTGCACGTGCATCGTCCCGACCAGTACGTGCTTGGCACGCACGGCAGGCCACGCAAACGGAAAAGCGGCGATCCGCTCACATGGCACGGCCAGCCATACACGCCACACACACAGGCAAGCATCTATTTCAAACAGGAATACATACCCAGATAGGAGAAAACACCATGAAAACACCAGTGAATACGTTGTGCAGACCCTCATCGACGACGAGGACATGAGCGCCGACCTCGCGAGCCTCTACCCGGCGGCCAGCAAAATCGGCGACGCAGCCGCGGCATTCATCGACAAAGCGGACCAGACCATCGAAAAGAAGGGTCTGATGGGCACGCCTGCCGGAACTGTCGCGAAATGCATCGACATTTGCCAGAACGTCGTCAAGGAAGGCGCGGCCATCAGCCGGCTCCTACGCAATCCAAGGACCTGCAACACCGTGATCATCAGCCGACGGTACGAGGAAACGAATCCCGCCACCGAAGACGACAGCATGACGCAATCGACAGTGGAGGACGTGGAATGAGCAAGCAGATGGGACACATGCCGTACTGCCGCACGTGCGGACCATTGGGGCCGGCCATGCGAACCACGCCCGCGTTCGACGTCGTGGAAACGCACCGACGCTCCTACCAGCACCACCAGACCAGCGTCATCCCCACCAAAACCAGCATCATCGTGAAAGGAACAAGCAAATGAGCGCGCAGAACCTCGAAACATTGGCCAAACGGTACGTGGAACTGAAAAGCCGCATCGCCGACCTGCAGGAAGAAGCCGACGGATTGAAAGCCGAACTCATGGAAGACCGCGAGCCCGGCGAATACGCGGCCGGACCGTTGACCGTGAAAATCCGGAAAGGCAAGCGCAACCTCGATGCCAGAGCATTCGAACGGCGCTTTCCTGTGCAACAGTACGCCGACTGCTATCGGATCCAACCGAAGGCATTGTCCGAAATCGTCAGCCAGGTCGGCGAGCCAGCATTGCGCGGGTGCGTGAAGACCGGTGCGGCAAGTCTGGTGGTCGAATGACGCGCGTTCCAATCAGCCAGGAGGCGGTCGGCCGCGCGCTCAGCAAGACGCTCGACCATTACGACAAGGCGCCCGGATTCATGGACGAAGCCTACATCATCGACACACAAGAGGCGGGGGACTTGGCGGCTTTCCTCTGGGCCCGTCTCGACGAGGAATGCGGAAGGGTGGGATATGAGCTCACAACTCGACCTTGAAACAGTCATGAACGCCAACATGGGCACCGCGCACGTCGATGCCACACCATCCGCTTCGCGGGAATCGGACGAATGGAAGGAAATCCGCCTGATCATCGAGGCGCACATCGCCAACCAGCCACGCAGCCTGCAAAAGGAGATCGGGCCAAGCGAACTCGGCACCGACTGCCTCCACTGCCTCGCCGCCAGACTCGCCGGATGGGAGAAACGCCAGTCGGCCGCATGGCTGCCATTCATCGGCACATGCGTCCACGAACGATTCGAACACCTGTTCAACAAGCGCAAGGACGAATTCACCGTCCCGGACGACGATGGAGGAGAACCATGGGCCGTGAAACGCTTCGAAGCCGAAAGACACGTCGACGTGGGCAGCATCCACGGACTCCACGGCTATCAGCTCATCCACGGCAGCATCGACCTGTACGACGCGGAAAACAACACGACCATCGACTGGAAAATCACCGGCCCCACCACAATTCGCAACGTCAAAGCCAACGGTCCAAGCCAACAATATCGCATCCAGGCGAGCCTGTACGGCATCGGATTGGAAAACGACGGAGAACCCTGCAAAAGGAACGCCATCTACTTCCTGCCCAGGAACAGCGTCAGCCTGGCCGACGCACTGCCGATCGAATTCGACTTCGACCCGAAACCCGGACGGTGGGCGCTCAGCCGCGCGCAACTCATCGCCAACCTCCTCGACCTCATCGAACAAGAGGATGGAACCGAAATGCGCGACGCGTGGATACACGCTCTGCCAACCAGTCCGACCCACTGCTTCCAATGCGGCAGCTGGCCGGACGACCAGCTCGGACAACTATCCGAACTCAACGAAAACCAATATCCGGCATTGCCGGACAAATGGCGGCAGGCCATCGGCCCGCTGGAATCCACCTACAGGAAAACAGAAAGGTAAAAAACACAATGTTCGGAACGCAAAACTATGGTGGCGGATTCACTCAGCAAGGCGGAGCCAGCTACCGGCCACAACAGGCGCAGCAGCAGTCCGCCGAATCGTTAAGCCTTGACGACGTGATGCAGGGCGGCGCGCCCAGCGCGTTCAGCAAGGACGATCCGATCGGCACCAGCGTGGAAGGCGAGATCGTCGAAATCCGCGCGGAACAGCAGACCGACTTCACCACCGGCGAACCCCTCTACTATCCCAACAGCAAGCCGAAGCCGCAGGTCGTCATCCACCTGCAGACCACACTGCAAGACCCAAATCGCGTCGGAGACTCCGGCATTCGAGGCGTGTACGTAAAAGGCTACAACATCGGCCAATTGCGTCTCGCATGCCGTCAGGCTGGAGTCGGCGACCATCCGAACGTCGGAGACCACTTGAAAGCCACTTTCGCCCGCACCCAGCCCGCGAAGACCCGCGGCTACAACGACGCGAAAATCTACGACTACGTCGTCACACCGAAAAAGACGGCCGACTTGAACACCGCGATGAACGACCCGCAGGCCGCAGCCCCGCAACAGTATGCGCCGCAGCCGCAGTACGGCCAGCCAGTCACCATCGGCCAGCCCGCAGGCCTGACCATGCAGGAACGACAGCAGGCCGCCCAACTGCAGGCCGCCGGAAAAAACGTGCAGGAGATAGCCGGACTGCTCGGCAAAACGGTCGACCAGGTCGTCAACGCGCTCGGCGCGGGCAGCGGACAAGAGCCTGAATTCTAAAAAATAGGAAAACGTCCCCACCACATCCCTGCAGTGACGTCTCGCTAATCGAAAACGTCACTGCGGGGACGTGGTGGACACAGGGGGACATAGGCAAAGTCCACCCAAAAAGGACGAAAAATCAACCATATATAGAAAAAGGACAAAAGGACAAAGTGTTTTATATATATGTCTTTTTTGTTGTTTTTTGTGTTGTGTGTATAGGGGAGTAACCGTCCCCGCAAAAAGGAGGTGAAAAATGAGAAACTACAGCAAATACTCGCCCATTCCCACTGAAGACCTGCCAGCGCAATTCGCGGGAATCTTCCACCTGCTCGCACTCACCTTCGCGCCGGCGAACGACCGCACGATCATTGCGACCATCGATGGCCGCAACCTTGAACTTATCTGCGATGGTGGCGATACTGCCACCGAACATCGCAAGAAAATCCCAGTCGTGGCCGCCGGCTATCAAAAAGCCATCTGGGAGCTCCGCGAAGGGCATCTTCGCTACTGCCCGTCACAGCAAAGGCTCTGGCGTCGAGACCCAGACACGTCCGACCATGAGGGCGAAAGGCTCATCCTCAATTCATGGCATCCCGTGAAAACCATCGAGGATGAATACCATATCGGCACGAACGCGCGCAGCAGTGAGCGTAATCCGCTCTACAGTGCGACGATTCTTCGCGAGGCGAAGCGAAGCCAATGGTTCGACCAAGTCGAACGCGGCGTGCGCTGCGACCCATGTGTGTGGGTGCGCCGTGAAGGAAGAATCGTCTGTCTGCAGGATGAGCCGGATATTGCGGTCACGCAGACATTCTCACCGGCAGGAATGGGCAATCAGGCATTGAGGGATGCGAAGCGCATTCTCGAATGGTTGACCGTCGATGAGAAGTCCTGCGCGAATCTTTGCCGAATGTTCGCGACGCCATGGCTTGAGCCATTCAAACAATTGTCATACGTACTATCTGGTCATGGTGGTGACGGGAAAACGCTGATCGCCCGCCAGGCGATCCTTGGCGTGCTTGGAGTCGGGAAAGTGTTTCCTGGTTTCAGTGTGCAGGGCTATTGCACTGGCGGTGGCTACACTCTGGGGCGCGAGTCGATGAATGATGAGATGGACGGCAAGGCTTTCGCCATTGACGATGAGGCTTGCGCTGTCACGGAGGACATGCTGCCATTGCTGCGTGCACTCTCGACAGGCTCGCAGGTGAACGCCCGCGTCACGGGCGGCCGTTATCGTGTGATGACGCCATCGGCCACATTGCTGATTCTGACGAACATGCAGTTCGCCGATTCAGGCGAGAATTCCGATACGCGTCGTTTCATTAAGGTCGAATTCCACCAGTCGAAAGGCCGCTCGTATGACGAATATCATGCGATCGAGGGGTTCTGCCATCGACATCCCGCAGCGTTCTTCGTGCTGTCGTGCCGCTTGTGGGAGCGTTCGGATGAGCCGGAGATTGTGAATCTTAGTCCTGCTCGCACCATCAGTGACGAGATGTATTGGCTGATCAGTGAGATCGCGTCGAACGATGAACAGTATGGCGTGCCAGTCGCTTCCAGGAACGACTATCGCAAGGAGTTTCACACGGCGGTGCCGCAGTCTTTGATGGACGTGCTGGGCTTGGAGAATTCGAAGACCAAGGCGCTGCCGGGCAGTCAATGCCGTGTGGTGCGCGTCGCCGACCAGAATCGCTTCGAAGTGTATCGCAAGGCCGCTCTCGATAACGAGACGGAGCCTGCCGACACTTGGTGGCAGACGGCATTGTCGAAGCCGAACCGCGACAGTCTTAAAACGTTGGATGATGTGGGCGACTGTCATGATCTGGCCGGCATCGTCGAATCCGCATTGGCTGGCAATGTCGGTTTCGCGCCATGCGAGGGCAAGGCGCGAAAGACTGGTGGTCCGGTCGATGGGAAGGTGTCGCTGTCGTGGAAGCGGTTGAATCCGTCGGACGAGAGCCACACGGATTCGACTTTCATCACCGACAAGATGACTCGTTATGCCGTCATTCCGCTTGGCGACTGTTTCGTCATCGATTGTGACAAGCCTTCTGAGGCTGATGGTCCTGATGGGTGGCAGTGTCTGCAGGCGTTGGCTGGCGATTACGGTTCCCAGGCGTTGCCGGCCACGTTGGTGACCAGGACTCCGCATGGCGTGCACTTGTATTATCGCATGCCGGCAGGCATGGATGTGAGCTTGCTGAAGAACGCTGTGCATGAGCAGAATCTGCCAATTGACCTGCGCGTCAGCAACAAGGGCTATGTGATTGGTCCGGGCAGTGTCATCGATGGGAACCGGTATGAGCTGGTTGATCTGCCGGCGGGCGTGGTGCCGGAGGCGAGTGATGCGGTCATGCGCATGCTCAAGGATTTCGGATACACGAACGAGCCAAAGCAGGAGGCTCCGTCGTTGAGCCTGGACGATGTCATGGCCGACAGGCCGGCCGCGTCCCGATCGCATGGCGTGCCGGACATGAGCCCGGTGCCGGAAGGCCAACGCAACAGCACATTGCACGCCTGGGCGTACGGAAGGCTGAAGAACCATCCGGAGAACGAACGGCAGATCCAGGCCGATCTGTTCCAGCGTGGCCGTGTGAGCGGTCTGCCGGACGGCGAACTCGACCAGATCTGGAAATCGATCAAACGAAGCCTCGGATAAGGGTAGGAATCATGATGGGAATCATCCGAAAACTTGGTGGTCTTCTCGATGAGGTGTCCGGGCTCATCCTGGGATTTGTCATGCTGATGCTTTTCGAAACAGCTTGGAAGATCACCGACCTCGTCGACTGGTGGCGGGATGAGCCGTAAACCACCATTGTGGATGCGCCGGCTCGCGCCGCCAGGCAATCCGGCGCACCTCGTGCCGGCCGTCTGCTCATGCGGACGGTGGATCTTCAGCGAACGTGACGTGGTCTGGCAGTCATGGGACGCCGGCATCATCGCCGGCGACGACCTGGTCACCGCGATCATCCTCGGCCGGCAGCTCATCCGGATCCGCCGCATCGCGCAGACGGACACGATCAGATTGGAGACGGTCGCGGGACCGCTCGGCATCAGCCCGGACGGAATGTATCTCGGCGCGCATGAATGCGGGCTCATGCCCATCAGCGTCAAACCCGCCGACATGAGCGGAAGTGAATTCCACTATTCGACCCTTGAGGGGTTCCCGACGATGCGGCCGGATCCCGACAATCCGGACCCGTGGGCGGGAATACCCGAAATGGAACTGATGTTCGATTCAGGATGGCCGAAATGCTAGAATCGCAACATATGGGCGAAAATCAGGAAGAGACCTCAACATGTAGTGTGTGCGGCGGTGAGTGCCGTATTCAAGCCACGATGTGCGACAAGTGCGAGACCGCTTTGAGGGGATGGATCCACGACTATCCCGTCTGGATTCACGCCCTGCGCGAGTTTCTGGATTCGACGGCGCATTACGGAGGCCACCAGCCTGGACGTGTCAACCTGCCGTCCGCGCCCACGCCGATCAGACTCTCGGTCGTTGACCATCTGCAGGAGATCGAGGATGCGGTGACGGCGTTGTGGTGTCGATTGTATGCGCCGCCGGCCATGCCATGGGCCACGAGCATCGCGGTCCCGCCCATCGTCGACATGCTCAAGGCATGCTGGTCATGCCAGCGGTTGAACCGCCTGCCGGACATCGGTTTGATTTGGCATGACTGGCAGCGGTTGGCGCGCAAGACGCTGAGCATCATCGACGTGCCGCCATCCAGGCATGGTATCGGCAGGGGTCTGAATCCTCTGTGTGGCGTGGAGTGCGGAGGTCGGCGCGGTAAGTGTTGACTGTCCGGTGTGCGGCAACACTTATCGCGTGGTCGACGTGCGATTGGGGTTCCTGCGGGAGTGCATCGAATCGGGCAGGGCGTTCACGGCGGGGGAGTGCGCGGAGCTGCTGCGCGAGTGCGGGTTCCAGTGCAATGCGAACACGATTCGTTCGTGGCGCAAGCGCGGCAGGCTCCAGCCGGCCGGTGAGAGCGAGAAGGGACGGCCGTTGTACAGGCTTTCGGATGTGCATCGGCAGGTGTTGCGACGCGATTCGATTTGACAAAATCGAAAGTGCAACGCAGAATTGTCAGTGGATTAGAGGGTTCAAACCGAGGTGACTTGGTTTGAACCCTTTTCATATCCGCCATGGATTCTCCTAACTCCTTGGGTTGCAGTCCCGTCCTGTCCGAACGGCATATCGGACACGCTCCGCCCACTCCCGTCAGAGTGGGCATACCTCAATGTGGCAGGCAAGCCAATCCCGCGCTTACGTGATGCGGTGAAGCTCAAATCGCCTGTCCATGCCTTCGTAGGAATCAGTGGCAGATCGCACCGGTCGCAGATCTTCGGATCCTCTTCCTTGCGGCCGCGTGTATGCGCGGGTTCGACTCCCGCCGAAGGCGCTCCATGAATAACCTCGGGAGGGGATATCCGCAGATGACGGAATCCCTAGTCGACACGTGGTCGGCCATGCTAGGACTTCATACGAAGGAATAACCATGAGCAAGCGACGCAACGAGCGGGTCAGCAACGGATACCGGCGGCGCATGCTCAGGCAAAGAGTGCTGGCCGCATACGATGTGTGCGCCATCTGCGGCAAGCCAGTCGACAAGACATTGAAGACGCCACATCCGATGAGCGCCGAAGTAGACGAACTCATACCGGTCTCACGGGGCGGCGATCCATACAGCTTCACTAACTGCAGGCTCACGCACCGCAGATGCAACAGGATGAAGAGCGACAAGACAGACGAACACGCACGAGCGCTGCTGGCTGGCAGACAGGAAGTGAAAGCAAGCTCGATGCCGTTCAAAACGTTCGGCATCTGACTCCGATACCAGGGCGGGGACCCCGGGTACACCCCCTCCCGGTCGCCTCGGGTGCAGTGCCGATATTTCTCTTGAAATTTAAGCGTAACGAATTGTGTTACGCATACGTTGAATGAAAGGCGGAATATGGCCTTTTTCAAAGCGTCAGCATCTGACATAGAACGATTTAATAAATACTTCAGAAGCACTGACCCTAGTAAATGTTGGGAATGGAAACGGTGCTCATCACCCAAAGGGATATGGCACATTCCGTCTGGCAAAGACGTCCGTTCCGGCACATCGCTTCGCATATGCATTGACTCATAACATGTTTATCCCAGATGGGATGGTGATTGATCATATCTGTCACAACCGTTCATGCGTTAATCCAGACCATTTGAGAACAGTAACGGTTCAGGAGAATTCCGAATATCGTGTTTCCTGTAATAAGAACAGCAAATCCGGAATCCGTGGTGTTTACTGGCGTAACGATCGAAAAGCATGGCAAGTTGAGGTTATCAAGAATAGGAAGGCATACAAGAGAGGTCCATTCAAGACGCTTGCACGGGCGGAAGCTGCTGCAACAAGATTGCGCGAAGAACTCGGGTTCCTCACTGGTTTTGGAATGAAGGAAACGCAATGATTTGCGAAGTATGCGGTAAGCAATTTAGGCCAAGTGGTAAGGGCAGCCAACAGAAATATTGCTCCGCGAAATGCAGGCAGAAAGACTATCGGCGTCGGAAAAAGAATCGGCCCGCACAGGACCGGAATGGTAAGCCGCCCGTCAAAGCCGTGGAAACGAAACAGAAGCCGGAAAGGGATCTCGACCAGCGGAGCTTCGAGAGGATGATGGACGGTAGCATGCTGGACATGCTGCGCGCCAACCGTGACCGACTGCAGAAGGCCATGGATGACACGTCCACACCGGCAAACGCACTGCCTGCGATCAGCCGCCAGCTCATCGACGTATGCGAACGCATCGAATCACTCCAGGGCGGAGGTCTGACCGACCTGTTGGACGATGAGGAAGACGAGGTGACGGACGATGTCGGAGCGTCGATTGTCTGAAATCGCCAAGGTCCTCCGCCAGCCGGAAGGCATCGTCGGCAGCGAGTTCACGCGAATCAACAAAGCCGCGCGCAAGGCCGGCATCCGTTTCGACTTGTGGCAGCAGGGCTTCTTGTGGCTTCTGTTCGCCAAGAACGCGGAAGGCAAGTATGCGTGTGGCGCGGACGGCGCCGTGCTGTCCAGCTGCAGGCAGATCGGCAAAACCTTCACCGTCGGCACCGCGTTGTTCCTCAAGGCGATACTCACACCGAACCTGAAAGCCATCTGGACCGCCCACCATACGCGCACCAGCGACGAGACATTCGCGGACATGTGCGAGATGGAGCACAATCCAGTGCTCGGCCGGTACGTGGAACGCATCCGCAGAGCAAACGGCCAACAGGAGATCACGTTCACGTCCGGCAGCCGCATCATGTTCGGCGCCCGCGAAAACGGCTTCGGCCGAGGATTGCACAGCGTGGACGTGGCCGTGTTCGACGAAGCGCAGATCCTCACAGTGCGCGCGATGGACAACATGATTCCGGTTTTGAACACGAGTCCTAACCCCCTGGTCGTGTATATGGGCAATCCACCCAAGCCGGGAGACCAGTGCGAGGCGTTCACGGAGAAACGCATGCACGCGCTGAACCATGACGGAAACCTCCTCTACGTGGAGCTCGCCGCCGACAAGGACGCGGATTCGGACGACCGCGAACAGTGGGCTAAAGCGAATCCCAGCTATCCGAAACGTACAAGCGAACAGGCAATCATGCGCATGCGCAACAACCTGTCGGACGATTCATTCCGTCGTGAGGCGCTTGGCATATGGGACGAGACCGCCACCGCATACGCCATCAGTCCCGACCTGTGGCAGGCCGCGGCCGTCGACGACGTGCCCGAGGGCGGCACGGTGAGCTTCGGCATCGACATGCCTCCGGACAGGAGCGTGCTGACCATCGGAGCCGCGCTACGGTACGCGGACGGTTCGGCCATCATCCAGATGGCGAACATCAAGGACGCGCGGCAGGCGGGAACCATGTGGGCCGTGGACTGGCTCGCCGAACGCTGGCCGAAGACCGCCAGCGTGGTCATCGACGCGCAGTCGCCCGCCATGAGCCTGCTGCCGGAACTGAAGAAAGCACATGTGAAGGTCACGGTCACGAACATGCAGGAGATGGGCCGCGCATGCGGCCGGTTCCTCGACATGCTCAAAGCCGGAACGCTGAAGCACCCGCGGGACGAATACCAGCCGCAGCTGTCCGTAGCCGTCAAGGGTGCGACCACGCGCCCATTGGGGCAGTCCGGCGCGATCGCTTGGAACAAACTCGGCAGTGATGTCGACATCACGCCGCTCGTGTCCACCACGCTCGCCCTGTACGGGGCGTTCACGACGCTCCGACATCCCGGAAGACGACAGATCATCGGAGGAATCTAAATGAGCGACATCCAGACAACGGCAGCGCCGGACGGGTGGAAACCTACGGGAGGAGCCGGAACGGTGCCGAAACTCGTCGTGCCGACGCACATCGACGGACTCTCCGGTGAGGAGAACGCGCTGCTGCGTGAACTCGCCGAGGTGTGGACGCGCCATGCGAGCCGCAACCGAACACTCACCGCCTACTACGAGGCCAAGGAGCCACTGGTCGATTTTGGACTGACTGTGCCGAAGTCCATCAAGGATCATTACACGCCGCTTGGGTGGGCACGCAAGGCTGTGGATATGCTCGCTGAGCTTTGCGTGTTCGAGGGATTCGTCTCGCCGGGCGTGGACGACCCGTTCGAACTGCAGGACTTCATGAGCCGCATCGGATTCACTAGCGTTCTGCAGCAGGCCATCCAGACTGCGCTCATTCACGGCTGTTCGTTCCTCAGCGTCGTCCGGGACTTCGAAGGAAGACCGCTCATCCGCACGCATACCGCGGAAAGCTCGGCCGCCGTCTGGGATTACCCTGACCGGCGGGTCAGGGCGTGCATGGCCATCACCGACGTTGACGACAACAACGAGGCCACCGGACTCGTGCTCTACATGCCCGACCGCAACATCAGCGTGCAGCGCCGTCTCGGCTACTGGTGGCGTGTGGACGATGAGCAACCCACCATCGACAACGAGTGCAGCGTGTTCCGCCTCGCCTACAAGGCTACCGAGGTCAAACCGTTCGGACGCTCCCGCATCAGCCGGGACGCTATGGCCATCATCGACGGCGCGAACCGCACCATCGTGCGCGCCGAAGCGAATGCCGAATTCTACGCGTTCCCAAAAATCCTGCTGACAGGCACTTCCGAAGAACTCGCCTCGTTGGGCACGGACGACGCGTTAAAGCTTTATATGGGTCGCTACAACATGATCAGTAAGGACATCGACGGGCAGTCCCCGACCGTGACGCAACTGGCCGCGTCGAGTATGGACCCGCATCTGACGATGCTGAAAAGTTGGGCGGCGATGTTCGCCAGTGCGATGAACATTCCAGCCAGCTCGCTAGGCATCGTGTCCGACGCGAACCCGACGTCCGCTGACGCGACCGAGGCGCAACGCGAGGACCTGATTATCGAGGCGCGCCACTGCGACCGCGATTTCGGCGAATCGATCCTGCAGGCGGCACGCCTCGTGGCACGAATGCAGGACCCATCGGTGTCAGACGATGATCTGATGAAACTGCAGGTCGACTGGAAGAACCCCAACACTCCGTCAAGCTCCATGAGCGCCGACGCATTCAGCAAACTCGCCGGCAGCATCGACTCGTTCGCCAACAGCGAGGTCGGCATGACACGCGCCGGATTGAGCCGAAGCGAGATCGTCCGGCTGAAGGCCGACCAGCGCAAGGCTCAAGCCGGACAGGTACTCGACCAGATTCGCGGCATGCGCCAACAGACTGAGCAGACGCAGGACGACGGGGAAAGCCAGACCGACGCTTCCACGCAATCAACTGTTGCGGGGGGGGCTGAAGGACAGCTTCGACGCACTGGGAGTAGCGATCAGAGCCGGGGTGACACCGGAATCCGCGGCATCGATGCTTGGACTGAAAGGCATTGAATTTACCGGCATGACGCCGGTCAGCCTCAAACTACCGGAAGGCGGCGGAAATGAGCCCGAACAGTCTGAACCTGCCGCCGGAACGACGCAGAAGGCTTGAACTCGACCTCAATGATTTGTACGAGGATTACACGGACACCATGAGCCGCCTGCAGAAGGAGGCCGGCAACAGTGTCTCGGGCCTCGTCTGGGACGGTGAAAGCCAGGAGCTCATCAAAGCGGAGATCAACCGGTATGCCGACGCCGCCAGCAGGCTCGCATCCGACTACTACGGCCACGTACGCGACCTGTGGGCGCAGTACGGCGGAATCGATATGCCGGAATACGAGCCGCCTTCCATCACCGCCGACCGCGCGGTCTGGCAGATGGAAGGCGGTTTCAACAACACTGACTTCATGGGATTGCACTACAAGGATGTCATTCCAGATGAAAACGGAGCCGTTCACAACAACGCCGGAATAACCATCGACGACCTGTGGCCCACGTTCGCTGACGAGGAGCAGGCGCTGGAATACGTGCAGAATCTGATTCAGACCGTCGGGCGGCTGACCATGCAGAGGGCTGTGGCCAACGATCCCACCAAGCCTCGCTGGGCGCGTGTGCCGCGAGGGGCTAAGACATGCGCGTTCTGCCTTATGCTCGCCTCGCGTGGCTTCGCCTACCTGAGCGAGGACACCGCCGGACGGCAGATGCAATACCATACGGACTGCGACTGCGACATCGTGCCAAGCTGGGGCAGCAGCAAACTCAAAGGATACGATCCGGACAAGTATCGTGAAATGTACCAGGCAGCCAAGGCTGCGGCCGGCGATGACGGCGACTGGCGTGACACGCTAGCCCAATTGAGACGCATCTATCACGATGAGGTCAATGATGGTGTGACTGCCCAACCGACGATTCGATGGAGCGGCAAATCGATTCCAATCAGCGCTTCCGAACTATCGAGATTGTCGGATTATAGCGTCAGGATGCCTGGAGATAGATTCTCCAACGACGAGAAGATCGCGGCTTTGATGGATTGGACCGGAGACAGCTACAAAAGTATCAACGGCTACCTGTTCGGCGGACGAAACCCGTCGAAAGACGTCATCCATCAGGTCGAATGCATCGACGAAGCGATATCCGACCATATCACCCGAGAACGTTTCACGGTCGACAGGCAGATGCGGTTGTCGACGTTCCACGTCAACGACATGGAGTCGCTTTTCGATTTGAATACCGGTCGCACCTTCGAACACATCGGCTACATGGCCACCAGCATCAAGGAGGGAGGCATTGACGTTGATGGGGAAGACCGCATCGCCACAAGAATCCTGGTACCGCCGGGAAGCGCCGGCGTGTATGTGGAGCCGATCACTCAGCATCCGGGAGAATACGAAATTCTTCTGCCGAGAGGAAGGGCTCTTCGTTTCGAAGGGCTTGGAGCATCCGACGGCAGACCGATCGTTTATCTGAGACTGCTATGATTGAGCCTATGGATCGTTCCGACCGTTTCACGTTTATGCCCGGTGATTTGAAGGAAGTCACCGATGAGCGCCATCTTGCGGAAATCAAACGCAAGTATGGCGATATCTCCATGCCACAGGACGAATATGAATGGGTCAGGAACGAAGGAAAGAAGCGCTGGTCCGTCGGCGACTATGTGTCGACCGACGAGCTGCGGTCCGAATACGCGCGAAGAAAAGCGCTGGGAAATCTCTGAATCCCAGAAAGCCATCACGTCGAAACGTGATGGCTTTTCTTTTACCTTTCACACCCCAGCGATGGGGCGGGGCGCAGCCATGCGCGAAACCAACAAGAATGGCCGTCAACTCGCCGGCGTCAGGCGTGGAAACCAAGAACAAGCAAAGGAGCCACCAACCATGGCAGAAGAAAACCAGACCGGCGCGGACGGCCAACAGGAGCCGGAACAGCACTCTCCGGCCCCAAAGGACGTGAACAACGCGAAGCTGAGGACCTTCACCCAGGAGGAAGTCGACCGCATAATCAACGAGCGTCTCGGCAGGGAACGCGGCAGGAAAAGCGACTACGAGGAGCTCAAGGAGAAGGCCGGACAGACTGCCGACCTCGAATCGAAACTCTCCAAGGCGCTCGAGGAGAACGAGAAGCTCAAAAGCGAAGCCAAACAGGCCGAACACGAGAAGGAGCTCTCCACGATACGCGCCAACGTCGCGGCCAAACACGGCATCACCGACCCGAGCGTCCTCGCGGGCGACGACGAGAAGCAGATTGGCGAATACGCCGAGAAACTCATGAAGGTGTTCGCCGACATGCGTTCCCGCGGCACGGTTGCGGACCAGAGCGCCCGCACCGGACAGGCCAAGGCTAAACATTCCAGCCGCGAGGACTTCGTCAACGCCATGAGCAACACGCTCCTGTGAGCCAACCAGCAAAACAACATTCATTTGAAAGGACAAACCATGACAGATCCGTCCATGACACGAAAAAGCAACGGTCTAGACCTCACCCCTGAAACCCAGGCGGAGATCTGGCAGACCGCAAAATACCAGAGCGCGTTCATGCAGCTCGTGCCGGAGATGAAACTGCCCGGCAACGGTGCTCGCGTGCCGATCATCATCGGCGACCCGGAGGCCGCATGGGTCAATGAGGGTGCGGAGAAGCCGAAGAGCGGCGTCACCTTCGGCAAGAAGGACATGCTGCCGTACACCATCGCGGTCATCATGCCGTTCTCCAACCAGTTCCGCCGAGACTTCGGCGCTCTCTACGACCAAGTCGTCGCGAAGGGGCCGGGAGCCATCGCCCGCACGTTTGACAAGACCATCATGGGCCTCGTCGACGCTCCGGGAGCGGACTTCGACACCCTGAAGAGCGCGCAGACCGTCAGCATCGGCAAGGACGTGTGGAAGAACCTGAACAAAGCCGACGACCTCGTGTCCGAAGCGGATGGAACCGTGGACGGTTGGGCGTTGAGCACCCAGGGGCGCAGTGTGCTCCGTCAGGCGACCGACAACAACGGACGCCCCCTGTTCCTCAACGGCACCGCCGCCTCCGACGTGAGCACCGTGCTCGGCAACCGCACCTACATCAGCAAGGGCGTTCACGTGCCCGCCGTATCCGAGACACCGGGACCTGCCAAGGCAGAGATCCTCGGCGTGTGCGGAGAATTCTCCTCCGCCGCATGGGGCTCCGTCGAAGGAATGCAGACCAGCATCTCCGACCAGGCGTCCATCACCATCGACGGCAAGCAGGTAAACCTGTGGGAGCACAACATGTTCGCCGTCCGAATCGAAATCGAAGTCGGGTTCCGTATCCGCGACATCAACCGCTTCGTCCTGCTCACCGCCTGACGGAGTCCGACATGACTGTCGAACCAGACGTGTTCGCCACCTCCGACGACCTCGAACAGAGGTGGCACAAACTCACCGACGAGGAACGTGAGAAAGCCGACACGCATCTCGCGGACGTGACCGACTACATCAAGGAACGCTCCCCGAACTGGCAGCGGCTCCTCGACGAACGGCCACGCCTGCTGACGAAGATTACCTGCGACATCGTCCGCAGAATCATGCAGGCCGACCCGTACGACATTCCCGGCGGCATCACGCAGATGAACCAGACCACCGGCAGCTTCAGCGAACAATACAGTTTCGGAGCGCCCACCGGCGATCTCTGGCTGCGCGACGACGAGAAACGCATCCTTGGCATCAACGCTCAGCGCGCGTTCAGCGTCGACATGGCAACGGGGGAGACGTCCTAGTGGAAACCATCGAAGTGTGGCGCGGCCAGTCCACCACCGACACGGACGGCAACCCCATCCAGGGCAAACCCGTCCGCGTCGGCACGTTCCAGGCGATGGTCGCGCCAACCTCTACCACCGACCAGACCGAGGAGAACGCCAGCCCGCAGACCATCGAATACACGATCCACATCCGCGGTAGCCAGCCGACAGGCATCCAAGCCACCGACCTGATCAAAGTCAGAGGCATCCTCCTGCCCGTCAAAGGAAAACCGCAAGTGTGGAACAACCTCCACGGACGCCACATCGGCGACGTCATCACCGTGGGCGAACGGGAAGGATAACCCATGGCCAAACGATGCAGATTCGTGTTCAACCGAAAGGCATTCAGCCAGCAGGTGCTGAAGAACGAGACCCTGCGGGGCCGCATGCGCGACGCCGCCAACGAGGCCGTCACCGACAGCCGGTGCATGGTTCGCGACCATAACGGCGCGAACCGAAACGGCGTGGCCATCCTCTGCCCCGCACCCGTGGAGAAGGCGCACGGCACATTGGAGGACACGCTCGGAAGGATGCGCGTATGAGCATCCCCATCACCCCACGGCGCACGGAGCCGCTGCTCCTGCCCAGGCTGCGGGAGCTGTTCCCGGACGTGACGTTCGACACGATCGAACGCAACGACCTCGAACCTCCCTTCACCGAAGCCACATTGGCCGACTCCATGCAAGGCATGAGCACTCCCATCTCCCAGGCCGTGCGACTGCGGCTGAGCGTGCGCTGCATGAGAGAGGACCATACGGGCGACTGGGACAAGGCCGCCCGCCTGTGGGCGGCAATCGCGAGGGAGATCATCAGGCTCGGAACCGTCGCGCCGCTCATCAGCGCGTCACTGGAATCCGGGCCGGTACGCATGACCGACGAGGACAAGAGACTGGTGAGCGCGTACGGCGTGCTCCTGCTCGAGGTATCCGTCGCCTGAACTGAAAACACAAGAAAAGACAAGCAAAGACGTGCCGCCACACGCAGAACGGAAGCGAGGTGCAGACAGGAATGTCTGACAGCAACGAAGAACCCATCGCCGTCGAACAGACGGCATCCGAAACCAGCCTGCAGGACGGGCTCGGATCGACCGACTATGGGTACGTGTCCAACGGCAATACCGCCGGCAACGTGCGTCTGATCAAGAACTACGCGCTGTTCCTGTTCCCCAAGGGCGACAGCACTTTCGTCGCGCCGACCGGCGTGAACTGGACGCCGCCGTCCAACAAGAAGCCGATCGGATACAGCACCGAGGATGGCGCCGTCCTGCATCCGGAGCCGGGCGACAGCACCGACTACAAGGCGCACAACGGCGACATCGTCCTGTCCGACACGGACCCGGGCTACTGGACGCTCCAGCTCGCCGCGATGGAAGGCCGCAAGGACGTGGTATCCGCCTACTTCGACGTGGACGTGGAATCCGACGGCGGCATCAGCATCAAGGGCGCCGGCCTGAAGAAGGAATGGATCCTCGTCCTGGTCGCGCTCGACCAGCAGGACCGCCCCTTCCTCCTGTACGGCACCAACGTGAAGGTGTCCGACCGCGACGACGTGAGCCTGAAATCCAGCGAGATCATGAACTTCAGCATGACGTTCAAGATGCTCAAGGGCACTAACGGCGAACAGTTCCACGCATGGGGCCTCGTCACCGAAGACGCCAAGTAGCCCATTGATTCTTCCCGTGCGGCCGATGGCGGTCGGCCGCACGGGACCATTACCCATAACCGCCGATAACCATGAAACGGAGACGAAATGAGCGACAACACCTACCATGTCGTGGACGTGGACCTTACCGACGCGGAGGAGCTCAAGCCCGACGTGCACCTCGAGGTCGCCGGAGCGAAACTCGACCTGCCGAACCTCAACAACGCGGAACTGCCCATCGAACTCGTGCAGGCCATCCTCCTGGTCAAGAGCAGGCCGACGCTCTCCGACGAGGAGACCAGCGCGTGCATGGCCGCGTTCCTCGCATACTTCGAGAACGCGCAGCCGAACTTCTGGACCGCGCTACGTAAGACCAAACGCCCGATGGCCTACCTCATCGCCACGGTGAAGGCGTGGGCCGACGAATCCGGACTGGACCCAAAAGCGTTTACCTCGCCCACCTCTGGAACAACCACCGCGCGGCGCTAGCCTACGACTGGATCCGAGCGTACGGGCAGATCTACAGGCCCGTACGCTTCCGGGAATGGGTTGAAGGCCAACGTCCACGAGTCGATTGGGGACTCGCCTGGGCGTTGACCCGCGAAATCCTCAAAGACCATACGAGCCACTCGTGGATGGCGTTGCAGAACGCCGTCTACGCGCCCGACGGAGCCGAACAGGCGGTCTGGACGCTGTCCGGACAACGCAAACGCCCATGGTTCGACCACGAGCACGACCCGCTCCGCCCGCCAACCCCGACGCACAACCTCACCCGCCGTCAACGCGAGGACAGGGAACGGCTCAAAGCCTGCTTCCGCATCAACGACGACCTCTGACTCCGACCGCCATCGGAATCCCAACCTACGAATAAGGAAACACGATGGCAGCACAGGACATAGGCGTCGCATACGTCCACGTCGAACCATCCGGCAAAGGATTCGGCAAAAGCATCGAAGGCGACATCGGCGACGCCGTCAACAAAGCCTCCAAGAAAAGCTCCAACACCCTCATCTCGAAAATCGGCGGAGCATTCGGCAAAATCGGCAAGGTCGGCACAGGCGCGATCGTCACCCTCGCCGGCGGCATCACCGCATTGGCCGCCAAAGGCGGCTTCACCCGCGCCCTCAACATCGAGAACGCGCAGGCCAAGCTCAAAGGCCTCGGCCACGACAGCGCCAGCGTCACCGAGATCATGAACGACGCGCTCGCCTCCGTCAAGGGCACCGCGTTCGGACTGGGCGACGCCGCGACCGTGGCGGCCAGCCTCTCGGCTTCCGGCGTCAAGGAGGGCGGCGAGCTCACCCAGGTGCTCAAGACCGTGGCCGACACCGCGCAGATCAGCGGCAGGAGCCTGACCGACATCGGCACGATCTTCGGATCGGTCGCCGCGCGAGGCAAGCTCCAGGGCGACGACATGCTCCAGCTCATGTCGAGCGGCATCCCTGTCCTCCAGATGCTCGGCAAGCATCTGAACAAGACCAGCGCCGAAGTGTCCGACATGGTCTCGGACGGCAAGATCGACTTCCAGACCTTCGCCGACGCCATGCAGGAAGGATTGGGCGGCGCCGCCCAGAGCGCCGGCACCACGTTCGCCGGCGCCCTGGCCAACGTGAAGGCCGCGTTGAGCCGACTCGGCGAGACCGCGGCCACGCCGGTCCTCAACGGCCTGCGAGGCCTGTTCAACCAGGCCATACCGCTCATCGACTC